TCTTTTTCTTTCTCCGGATAGGTGAGACCAGGCGAAAGCCTGGTCCAAAGAAAGAGACCTTTAAGCCTTCACCATGATCCTCCGAACCGCCATCGGAGTAAACATCGCCCCACGAATCGTCTTCATCCCGGATTCATTCAAAGACCGGGAAATCTCATAATAGGAAACCCCCCTCTTGCGAAGACTTTCGATATACCCCTTGGCCCGGACCACATTCTCATTCTCCATCGCTTTGGCCCTACGGACGTCCAAAGACCGCCTTCTTGACTCGGAATCAAAGCCACCGGTCCTCCATTCCCCACGCTTTCTCTTCGCCTCATCAAGACCCTTCTTGGTCCTTTCGGCAATCAACTCGGCCTCATGCTGACCCATGACCGCATATATCCCCACCGATAAAGTATCAAAATTCGGGAGATTCAACGCTACCACCTCAACGCCATCCCGGATCATCGCATCCTTCAACTCGAAAAGCATCTTGACATTCCGGGACAATCGGTCCAACTTGGACACGATCAACTTACCACCACTCTTCTTCACGAACTCAATCGCCTCCCGAAGGACTGGACGATCATTCTTCCTCCCCGACTCCACCTCAACGAACTCACGCCCCTCGAAGCCCCTCATGGAGACCTCGGTCCTTTGAGCATTCAAGCCGTGACCTGACGCACCCTGATCCTTTGTGGAGACTCGGAGATAGATAGCATTTTCAAAGTTTTTCATGACTGGCTGATTTGATAAATCAAAGATAGTATCATTTGTCCAACGGACGTCCGACAAACGATAAGAAATTTATCCACACGCCAAGCATCCTTTTCGACCTTATCATTTGAGGACCCTCATGTTCACAAAAGGCATTCATTTGTGGATTAAAGGCATTTTGAGTCTTATCATCTTTGAGACATACAAATCCTTATTCATCATGTATCAACGCTGACTATTTGTAAAATCCATCGCTTTACTCATTTGTAATCAAAGGACCACCACTAAAACCCTTTGACAATGAAATCGCAACACGAAACCCCACCCACCCACATCATCGACTACGAAGATCCGGGGACTCCATGTCCTTCGGGATTCTTCCCTATTACCCCGAAGCAACTGGAAGACCTCATGGAGATTCACGGAAGGAATTCATACATGAAGGGGATCCGGGATGGGATGATCATCACCGCAAAATCAAAACGCCTCCACCCATGACGCAATACTTCCAAGAGGAAATCGATGACTTTGAAACTCTCTACCAAGAGATCGCCAAAATCATCATTCGAGAAAGCCACCCCCTCAACCCCGAACACCCAACCCTCCTCCAAATCACCCAACTCGAAAACGCACTCGACCTTTTTGTGGCCAAAAATCACGGATTCGGGCAATCACTACACAAAATCGTCTCCAACGCTTACGCCCTGATAGAGACCATCAAAGACCCTACCGACCCAATATGGAAAGAAAACCCTCACCCCTTCATTAACCCATGACCACGCCACGACCACTCAAACCCAACGAAGAGGGACTCATCGAGATCCCGGTCAAAATAACGTCCGCCCAATACCAACTCCTTCAATTCGCATCCATTCGCTACTCCAAGCCACCTGACGCCCTGATCGGGAAAGCCATCGAGAGCATGACTGACGCCCTTCTTATATCGGGAGCCAAGATCCCTGATTCATTAAAACCCTTAACAAAATGACGAACCCACGTCTCTATACGATGAGAGAAGCCTCCACGCTGATTCGCTTATCAATCACCCGGACCCGAACCCTGATCAAGACTGGACGAATCCAAAACGTCCTCCAACACGCCCCAAAAACCAAGATACTCATTCCCGAAGAAAGCCTTCAAGACTACCTTAAAACCAAATAAAAAAGGGGATCACCACCACGCAATCCCCCTTTTTGATAATCGCAAAACGTATGCAAAACTACACCATACCCGGAAAAATTTCTCAATACCTATCCCTCTTCGACAAAGAGCCGGACGATGAGATCTCCATCGCTGACCTGATCAAACGCTTTCAGGGACACCACGCCTACGACTACCGAAAAGACGTTGAATACGTCCGCAAAGGAATAACGAAGGAAGAAAGGGACGAAAGAAAGAAGAAACTCCATGCCTACGCCATATCCGGAATCTTCAAAGCCGGAGGAAGAAAAGCCGAACTCTTATCAAAACATTCCGGTCTCATTTGCATCGACATCGATGGGAAGGACAATCCCGGTCAAACCATCGACCAACTCAAAGAAACCGCAAAGAAAACCCCCTCTCTCATCTTGGTCTCGGAATCCGCAACCGGGACCGGGATCTTCGCCATCCACCGAATCGAGATCCGGGAAGAAAGCCCCCTTCCTGACCACCTACAACAATTCAAGCAACTGGAACAAATGTATCGGTCAAAAGGAATCATCATCGATGAAGCCTGTAAAGACGTCACACGACTACGATTCGCCACACACGACCAAAACCTCTTTGTCACAAACGATGACCCATATTCTATCACACCACTCCCCCTACTCGATGAGTTTTGGGCCGTTTCTTCGGACCAGGCAAATCGCCTGGTCCAACCCTCACCGCCTACGATGACCGCTACCACCACCGCCATCAAACCAACCCGAACCCATACGCCTCCACAATTACCCCGACAAAAAGCAACCCTCACCACACGCCCCCGGCCTTCGGTCTTTGACTACCAAGAAGAAGACATCAAATTCGCCATCGAGCAAATCAACGCCAAGAAACTTGACCTTCCTTTGGAGATCTCAAAGAATCACATGGGATCCCGGCATTCGAACTGGGTGAGAATCGGATACGCCCTGACAAACCTCGGAGAAGGAGGAAGAGCATACTTCCACGAAATCTCGAAACACTACTCCAACTACGGAACCGAAAAGACCGACAAGAAATTCGATGAACTCCTTCGGGGAAGCCGGGGATCGGTCTCGATGGGATCACTCCGATACATGATTCGGAAAGTAGGAATTCAAGATCGGGATCCTCGGAAGACTCACGTCCTCGAAACCGCCATCCATCATCGGAAGAGAATCGGACAAAACGGAGGACCAGTAAATTCGGATGACTGCAAACACACGATCAAAAGAATCCTGACCGACATCGACAAACTCCCCGAAGAATACATCCTCCCCTACGTTGAAAAAGTATTCGAAGCACCGAAGGAACTGCTTGGAAAAGAGAAGGATCGAGACAAAGAAAATGTCGATGAGATCATCGCTTTCGTCAACTCATACCCACTCAAACACAATACACGAACCGCCCATCTTGAAATCGATGGGGACGAAATAGGAAACAAACAAACCCAAACCATCACCATCCAAGCCAAGAAGGAATTCGGGAAATCAACGCCCTCGGAACTGATCCATACGATCATGCAATCCCACTACATTCCTTCCTACGATCCATTCAAAGAATTTCTCCAAACCAACGAACTCCACCCCAACCAAAGAGGAGTCTTGGATGAATTCATCGAATCAATCCGAATCGCTAATGATCGGGAAGGGGACATCGACTTCGCCCGAATCCTGATCCGCAAATGGCTACTCGGAGTCATCGCCTCCATGATGGGGACCCATTCGGTCCTTTGTTTGGTCCTTTGTGGACGTCAAAACATCGGGAAGACCCGATTCTTCCGGGAACTCCTTCCTGACGCCTTAAAACGATATTACTGCGAAGACAAATTTGATCCGGGGAAGGACTCTTATCTTTTGATGACCAAGAAACTCATCATTTGTGACGATGAATTCGGAGGAAAATCCAAGAAGGAAGCCAAACTCTTCAAAGAAATCCTTTCAAAACAAGCCATCACGATCCGCAAACCCTACGATAGAGTCTCGGAAGACCTGACTCGACTTTCGGTCTTTTGTGGAACCACCAACGATGAGCATATCCTTAACGATCCCACCGGGAACCGAAGAATCCTCCCGGTCCAAATCACCGGGATCAACTTCGAGAAAATGGAAAAAATTGATAGGACTGGTCTTTGGATCGAACTCTATCGCCTTTGGAAGGAAGACCCCAAAGGATTCTTCCTGACCTCGGAAGAAATCGCCACGCTGAACGCCTACGGAAGGGAAAGATTCGAAGAAACATCCATCGAAAAGGACGTCATTTCTCACCTCATACATCTCCCGACCGAACTGGAAAACCTCCGCTCCGAATCCGAAGAAGACTTCCGATACCTTCTCCAAACAAAACGAACCATCGTCTCGACCTCATGGATCAAGAAGACCGGAGAAGATGGGAATCGCTTTCAACTATCCACGAAGAAAATCGGAGAACAAATGAAGAGCCTCGGATTCAAACAAACCTCCGCTCCGAAATCGGACCCCCTTCGCATGATTGCCTATAAGCAAAGAGGATGGATCGTAGTGCTACGATGAGCCATACATTTTTCTATACACCCCCCATACAAATTCCCATACAAGCCACACAAATCGCCTACAATCGATTCAAATGGTCAAAGGGTACATACACACCACCCCGGTCATAAAACGCCCTACAACGCCTTAAAAAGGTATAATCCGATTATACCATTTGACCTTCCCAAAAGTGCAATCCTTTGCACCTTCCCAAGACTAAAATTCTACCGCATTAGAATTTCAATGGGTGTTCGGACACCCCCTTTGGCTTGGACTGGAACCTTCAAAAAGTACAATTTATTGTACCATTCATCTTCACTTACGTCACTTAAAATTTCGTCTTTTGATGTCACTTATCGTCACTTTGAAAAATCCAAGTGAAGATATAAGTGAAGATAAAAAAACCGCCTCCACGCTATCAAGAACCTATTATTCTCTCTCTATCTTCACTTACGTCACTTAAAACAATATAAATCTTATAGAATATAGAATAAGAGGGAAGAAGGGGAGTATAGGGTAGAGATAGGGATTTTTACTGACGTAACTGACACCACATCCACGAAAACCGCCCCCACGCTATCAAAAACCCCGAAAACATATCGTCACTTCCGAAAAATCAAAGTGAAGATAAAAAAACGAAAAACCGCCTTCACGCTATCAAAAAAGGGGAAAAATATCTTCACTTCCAAAAACCTCCAAAGTGACTCCAAGCATCAAAATACATTTATCACCATGAAGAAGAAAGCCACCGGGATCCACGAACTCAATCGGGAGATCCGAATCAACTTCGCCAACCTGATCGCCCATAACCTCCCCAAACTCCAAGACGATCTTGAAACCCTGACGCCCAAAGAAAGACTCCGAACCCTGATCGATATGGCGAAAGCAATCCTCCCTCGAATCACCCAAACCGATGACATCGACAAAAATGGAATCTTCATGGAAAGATGGACCGATGAGGATGACGAACTCCCCAACGCATTCACGATAAAAATCCCCGATGACGAAGAATCCTACATTTAAGAAGGTCCACATTCACACCCTCCAAAACTTTCGAGACTTTGTGAAGGACCACAACCCACCCATCGAGATCCTTTGTGAAATCATCGAAAAGGGATTCAATCGCTATCCCAACCCGGAAGACTGGAAGGACACGGAGGAACTCACGGAAGCCTTAATCCGGGAAGAACTGATCCACGCCAAGACGCCCGGACCCCACACAAAAGAAAAACCTCTTTTTCTTTCTCCGGATAGGTGAGACCAGGCGAAAGCCTGGTCCAAAGAAAGAGACCTTTAAGCCTTCACCATGATCCTCCGAACCGCCATCGGAGTAAACATCGCCCCACGAATCGTCTT